TTGGAGATGGGTTGTCCCCTTCCATGGAATCAGTATTTGTGGGTCAGATGTTCAAACGAAAACTGACGCCAGGTAGAATGGCTCGTCGTCTCAAACGAGAAGGAGAACGAGCGCTTGGGAAAACTATCAATACGGCTATCGATGTACGAGAACATGTTGAAGATGTATTCCAAGATCTTGCAGATCAATATCTTGCCGATGGATTTTCTGCAGAATATATCAAGAACGTATTGGGCGTTAAAGTCACAGAAATCAAGACTGAAGCACATGTTGCCTATATCAAGATCAAGGACATGATAACTGAGGCAATGAAATCCGTGAAAGAACACATTGAAAATTTATTGTCCAGCAATTGGTTTAAGTTGGGTTGTGCAGTTTTGGGAATTTTCTCTATCATAGGCATAGGGTACTATATCTTTGGAAGAGTCATCCCTAAGCGGCGTAACGCAACTGCTGAAGCTTTTGCATCTGGTGACACGCGCACTCAACAAGTTGTCAAGAAGGTTGGCAGTGAACGTAAACACACACTGGTCAAACTAAATGCTGAAGCGGCAGTTTCTGGCGATGACAAGACAGCTACTGTTAAGAAAACTGTTAAATCGGAAAGCACTTTTGCAGTTGTTCGAGAAAAATCGCGAACTACTGGCAAAATGGTGGAATCATGTGGTGAAATACAATTATGGTCAGGTGATCATGATGCCAATTTTGACCCAAGTGATCCACAAGGTTTTCTCGCTCAAGCAGCTAGTGATCCTAATGCAATCACCATCATGCGGAATCGAATAGCAAATAACACCTTTGTTATTACCATAGGATGGGGCAATTACCAGACTAAGATGCGGGGTTTATTCTTTGCTGGCAATTGTTTCCTTATGCCTGCTCATGCATTTACGGGATATGATACTAACGAAGGTAAGTGCACATTATCACTTGACATGGGTCGAGGTGGTATTGTTCATGACTTCACACTAGATGAGTGCGTTATAGTTAGAGATTTCGAGAAAACACACGACTTATTGGGCATCAAACCACCCAAGCGTGTGAATTCCTACACATCACTGGTAAATCACTTTCACAAATCCGATGAATTGGGTAAACATGCGCTATCTAAAGCCATGCTCTATGTCACCGGAACAAGTGATGCTTCTGCCGTAGCATATTTCTGTCGAGAAATTAAACGAATTTCAAAGTTCGGTTACGTTGTCGAGGGAAAGAATGCAGTTGATGTTGAAATTATCAATGGACTCAGATATGATGCTCCCACACAACAAGGTGAGTGTGGTGCTCCCCTCATATGGGTCAATCAATTTGTACAAGGCGGGAAGATTTTGGGTTTACACGTTGCTGGTTCTTCTGACGAAGGAATTTCTACTATGATCAATCATGATCTTATTGAGAAACTCGTTCGGAAGTTGAACCCCATCATCGTTGAAACTCCAGATGTTTCCCCAATTACAGAATTTCGTGCCCATCGAGGGATTGTTCGAGATTTGACCTATATCGGACAAGTAAGTGGTGAAATGCAATGTCGACAACCCATCAAGTCAAATATCATTCCATCACTATTACATGGTATTTTTCCTGTCACCACGAAACCTGCCATGCTTGTTCGCACACAAGACATTGATCCCTTATCAATTGGTATTGCAAAACAACAAGGCAAACCTTCGGTCTGGGATCCCAAGTTGGTAGATATTGCACTACAACATCTTTCTCACACTGTGAAGAGTATGGACTCTGAATATATCAAGTCCCCTCATATACTATCTGTTGATGAAGCTCTCAATGGTGTGGTGGATGATGTTTGGAGCACGCCCATGAACATGAAGACAAGTCCTGGTTACCCTTATATCAAGGTACGAGAGATGATGTCTGGTGTTCCTGGGTTTAATGCAGCTGGGAAATATGGTTTCATCATCAACACCCAAACTGAGGATGAGCCTAAATATGAGCTCTCACCTATCGTTCTTAAAGCAGTGGAAGATCGTATTGCTTTAGGGAAGGATAGACGAGCTCCCGTCACTCTCTTTGTAGACCAACTTAAGGATGAGAAGCGACCTGTTGCAAAAGTCGATGCTGGAAAAACTCGCATCTTCAATGTTGCTCCATTTGATTTGAACGTGGTGGTGAGAATGTATTTTCAAGATTTCATTGCTCATACTATGGCTAATCATGTCTATGGTGAGACCTCTGTTGGCCTAAATGTTCATTCAGACTCATGGGGTGCGCTTTACAAACATATCTTAAATAATGGCACCAACATAATCGGTGGCGATTATAGCTCATACGACAAGAAGCTTCCATACCAACTTCTTGTAGGTGTGTGTGATGTCATCAACCAATTTTACGATGATGGTGAAGAGAATGCAAACGTACGATTAACGTTGTTTGAGACAATGTTTAACGCATACCATATTGTTGGACGAGATGTTTATAAGTGTCATCAGGGTAACCCTAGCGGGATTGTCATGACGTCAATTATTAATAGTCTGGTCAATGGTTTGTTATTTCGTTTAACATGGTTAGAACTTGGTGGTCGCATGGATGCATACTCTGCTAATGTGTGTATGAAGTACTATGGAGATGATAATATTGGTTCTGTCTCTGACGAAGCAAAATTTTTCAATATGCGTAGTATTTCAGATACATTAGCCACTCATGGCGTAGAATTCACCACACCTGATAAGACCGAAGTTTCATCAGACTTTCTCACACAAGATCAAATGATGTATTTGAAACGAACATTCGTACATTCATGTGGGAGAGTTTACGCTCCATTGAGCTTAGAATCAATTTATGGGATGATAAATTGGATTCGTGAATCACATGACGCTAATGTAGCTACGGTGGCAGGTTTTGAGAGTGCCACGCGTGAGATGATTCATCATGGCAAACAAGCATATGATGAAT